AAGAACAAGAATGAAACTTATCACCGAACTAACAGAAGACATCAAATACGTTAAAGAAAATGTTGGAAACGGTGAAAAGACATATTTCATCGAAGGTATTTTTATGCAGTCTGGCGTAAAAAACCGAAATGGCAGAATCTATCCTCAAGGCACTCTTTTAAAGGAATGCAAGAGATATATCAATGAATACGTTAATAAGGGTCGTGCTCTCGGTGAACTTAATCACCCAACTGGCCCAACCGTAAACTTGGATAGAGTATCCCATATTGTAAAAGAACTTTACGAAGATGGTAATAACATCTATGGTAAAGCCAAAGTTCTTGATACCCCAATGGGCAAAATTGTAAAAAACCTAATCGAAGAAGGTGCACAACTTGGTGTTTCTACCCGTGGTATGGGATCTCTAAAAGCCAAAAACGGTTATCAAGAAGTTCAAGAAGACTTTATGCTAGCTGCCATTGATATTGTTGCAGATCCATCTGCTCCAAATGCTTTCGTAAACGGTATTATGGAAGGCCGTGAATGGATGTTTATTGACGGTATCTGGCAAGAGCGTCAAGCAGCAGAAGCCAAAAAAATAATTCGTGAATCTTCTAAGAGAGATTTAAATAAAAATATTGTAAAGGTATTTGAAGATTACTTCAAAAAATTAAAATGAATAAATTTTTACCTTCAGAAGCCAATAAATATTTGATAGAATCATTAAGTAAAAGAATTACTAAAAATGTTTCATTGGAATTATCTGAAGAATTAGGAAAAAGTAAAAATTTATTTGAAGCTAAAAAAGATACTAACGCACCAACTCCTACCACATCATTTGGAGGTGGTTTTGGTACAGGCGTCGGAGAAAAAGAAACAGATACCTCAAAATCTTTTAGAAATGTTTTATTCGGTAGTAAATCTAAAGGATTGATGGGCACCTCTCCAGAAGCAAGCGCACTTGGATTATATGGAGCAGGAAAGGCTGCAGGATTTGGTGCAGACATTTTAGATGCCTTTGGTGCTCAAAAATTAGGTGGATGGCTTACAAAAAAAGGTATAGGTAGTACTCCAGTAGGATTTTTAGGAAAAGCTTTGCAATCTAAAGCAATATCAGCAATTCCAGGACTGGGTGCGGATATTTTAAGACAATTTGAAACTTTGAGTGGAGCATCCTGGTTTGATGCTAATGTTGGTAGAATTGGACCTAGCGAAATGGAGCTCACCGCACAGGGTGCAGGTTCACCTTGGACACCCTTTGCTATACCTGGTAAAACAAAGGCCGAAAGAAAAGGATACGATCCTAATGTTGAACAAGATGAAGCACTAAAAGCAGCAGAACGAGCACAAAGAATTGCTAAAGCAAGATCACAAGGATATAACATTCCATAATTTTAAAAACTTCTAAATAATTTACAAGGATTCCTTTCATATGAAAAATAGACAAAATAATAAAATTAACGAAGAACAACAAGTAGCCATGGGCGGGTACGCCATGTCTGCCGGTGGTTCTGATAGAGACATGTCTGGTCGCGGATCAATGATTCCTACCCCAGTCGTTGCTGGCGCTCCAGTTACAGCAACTCCACAAATTCCAACAACTATGGCAAAGAAAATGCCAATGGCCGCTCCAGTTTCTACTTCCGCTCAACAAGAAACAGAGGAAGAAGAAACAGAAGGCGAGATGGAAGAGCAAGAGTCTCAAGAAGAACCAACTGAAGAGGCTGTTGAAACCAACGAAGAGCACACCGCCGAGTTCCGCGATGCTTTAGTCTCTCTTCTCGGTGAAGACGCTGACCCTTCATTAGTTTCCAAGATCGAAGCCGTATTCGAAGCTGCTGTTACAGATCGCGTTGAGCGCACTGTAGCTCAAATTGTCGAAAGCGTTGATGGCAACGTCAAAACTTATCTTGATAACGTCACAGAATCATTGGTTGAAAAAGTCGATGATTATCTAGATTACGTTGTCGAAGAATGGATGACCGAAAACGCAGTAGCCGTTGAACAAGGCATCAAGACACAAATTGCTGAAAACTTCATCAGTGGCCTCAAGAATCTATTTGAGAATCACTACATTGATGTTCCAGCCGAGAAGTACAACGTTCTTGATGAACTCTATGCTCAAAATCGTGAGCTAGAAACCAAGCTTAACGAGGCCGTAAATAATAACATCAACCTCAAGAAAGAAGTTTCTCTAACTGAATGTGCAGGCATCTTTGTCGCTGAAACCCGCGACCTTGCCGATACTCAAGTTGCTAAACTTCAAAACTTGATGGAAAATGTTGCTTTTGCAAGCCCAGAAGAATATCGCGAAAAGCTCGTTGCTATTCGTGAAAACTACCTAAACCGTAGCCGCCCAGCTGCAAAGGTAGTAGAACCAGAACAAACTTTTGCTCCAGCAAAGTCAACCCCTTCTACTCTCGTAGAAAACTACGTTGGTGCAATAGCCAGACTTAATAAGAAAGTCTAATTTTAAATTTTACTAAATAATTTCAACTCACTAGGAGATAATAACTACAATGCAATTTCAATCAAACACACCATATGACGTTCTCACCGAAAAGTGGGATCCCGTCCTAAGTCACGAAGCTCTTCCCAAGATTCAAGACGATTACCGCAAGAAGGTAACCGCTGTTCTCTTGGAGAACCAAGAACAAGCTCTTCGCCAACAACACCTCGTTGAAGATATGAGCTCAAATGCTAACCTTGGTGGTCCATCAACTTCTACCGCTTATAACAACGGCCAAGTTTCTGGTTACGATCCAGTTCTAATCAGCTTGATCCGCCGTTCTATGCCAAATCTAATGGCCTATGATATCTGTGGCGTTCAACCAATGACCGCTCCAACAGGTCTCATCTTTGCCATGCGTGCCAATTACCAATTCGGTGGCACCGGTACTACCTACGGAAACGCCGGTTATGTTGAAGCTATGTTCCAAGAGCCACAACCATCTTACGGTGGCTCTGGTTGGACACTCAACTCATCATTTGCTGGTTCTAAAGGTCTTTCTGCAGGTTGGAATTTCGGTTCAGGTGTAACTTCCAATGCAGCTCAACTTTCTGCTCTCCGTGGTATTCTAACAGCTGATGGTGAAGGAATTGGTAAGTCTGGTAACTATGCCAACTGGAACCAAATGGCCTTCTCAATCGACCGCGTTGCTGTACAAGCTCGTACTCGCGCTCTAAGCAGCAACTACACAGTCGAATTAGCACAAGACCTCAAGGCTGTTCACGGTCTAGATGCTGAAGCCGAACTCGCAAATCTTCTCAGCACAGAAATTCTTGCTGAAATTAACCGCGAGATCGTTAAGACCATCTATTATGTAGCTAAGCCTGGTTCACAACAAGCTGATTTGCTCACAAAAGGCATATATGACCTTGATAATGATTCTGACGGTCGTTGGTCTGCCGAACGCTTCCGTGGCCTCAGCTTCCAAATTGAGCGCGAATGCAATGCAATCGCTAAGGAAACCCGCCGTGGCAAGGGCAACTTCATCATCTGCGATAGCGATACCGCAGCAGCCCTCGCTATGTCTGGCTTCATGAGCCTCAGCCCAGCAATCGCTCCTCAACTAAACGTTGATGACACACAAAGCACCTTTGCTGGTATCTTGAGTGGTAAGATCCGCGTCTACATCGATCCATATAGCCCAGCCGGTTTCAACTTCTTCGTTGCCGGATATAAGGGTGAATCGCCATATGACGCTGGTCTCTTCTACTGCCCATACGTTCCTCTCCAAATGGTCCGTGCAGTAGATCCAAATACTTTCCAACCACGCATTGCCTTCAAGACCCGTTACGGTGTAGTTGCTAACCCATTCGTTCTCAACTCTACCACCGGGCAACCAGACGGCGAAACCCTCACCGCTGGCTTGAACCAATACTACCGTCTAACTTCAGTCACAAACCTCCACGGTAACACGATCTGATTAAGTTAGAAGAAAGTAAGTAACAAATGAAAACCTCCCCTGAAATGGGGAGGTTTTTCTTTTTGGATAAATATTACTATGAGCTGCACTACAAATTTAAATCCTCTGTATAACAGTTATTTTACTTTGGTGTTTGGTAGGGGGACTGATCAATTTGAATTAACTTGCCAAAAAGTAAATCTTCCTGGGTGCACGGTTCCGGATTCTGCCCAACCAACTATTTTTGGTACAACAATACCGGTTCCCACAATGCAGTTTAACTATGAAACATTGAATACAGAATTTATTGTAGATTCACAATTGGAAAATTGGAAAAGTTTATATTCTTGGATGAGAAATGTCGCAAATATTGATACAGACTCACAACACAATTTAAATTATCAAGATTGGCACCATGAAGCAACTTTGACAATTTTTGATCCAGCAACAAAATGCTCCAGTTTAGTTGTGACTTTTAGGTATATTGTTCCTATAAATTTGAGTGGATTAATTTTTCAATCCGATAGTGCTGATGCAATTTTACAAAAAGCAACTTGCAGATTTAAATTTTCTTATTATACCCTCTCGCCAGACGCACCATCAAATTTAAAAAATATTAGTTAAATATAGTCTTCAGGATTATCTGACCATCCTTCGGCGGAATTTGGGTTCGCCTCTGGATTAAAAGGTAGTTCTGTAGTTGTAGGTTTGATTCTGCTGCGTTTCTTCTTCTTGGGTGGGGTCTTGGGCTGTTCGGAAGAAGGATCGTTTATAGAGGATTCTGGTAAAAGAGGTGCTGAATCTTCTAAAATTTGTTCTTCTTCATCTTCCCCCAATATTTCTTCAAATATTCCCTCTTCTTCAAAATTTTCAACAAGATCATTTACAAAATTTACAAAATCCTCATTATTGAATAATTCATTTAATAGCTTAAGTCCCTCTTGGGGATCACTAAAAACTTCACCTTCTGAGTTTGTTATAATCGATGAAGGATCGGTTTTCATTGTAGTAAAAAATACATCATACATTTTATTCAATTCTGGAACCGGAGAAGCAATGTACATTACCGAATTTCTGTTGATGTTTATTTCAAAGTTATAAACATTTATTGCATAATTTGTTAGTTTAACTAATTCTAACATATTGCCTTCTTCATCTCTCGTATAAGAGTTTTCTATTTTTGCTGGTAAGGTTAAAACTATTTTATCAACAGTTGCATCACGAACTATTCCAATTAGTTCGTCTCCATTGGTAAGCTTTACTACTCTTACGATCCCATCGAAATGGGGTGTGGGTACTAAGTCAGACATAGCAGCCCTCCTAATTTATTTATCTTCGGAGGTATCTGTAAAAGGCATCGACAATATTTTATGATCAAACTTTTCTCTTTTGTATATCTTCACACGTTCTTCAAAATGTTTTAGTACGTGATTTTTATGTTTTAAGTGAGAAAGGTCGTCAACAACATCATATACCTTGAGTGCTTTTTTTCTTTCAGACACTCTTAGGCCACGTCCAATGCTTTGAAGAAGTCTTATTACAGATTTAGTAGGAGACGCAAGGATGATATTGTCAAGATTAACAATGTTGATACCAGCACTAGTAGTGCCATAGCTGGCCACAAGGATGGCATCTTTTTCACGGTCGATGACTTTGCGTATGTATTCTCTGGATTCTGCTTCTGTTTTTCCAGAGATGAAATATACTTTTCTATCGCCTGCCGCTGCTTCAATGAGAGCCGTGAGGGGTCTTCCATGGATCTCAACATAGTTGAAGAGTATGAGGGTGTTTCCTTTTGTTCTGAGGGCAAGTTCTTTGATGAATTCGTTTCTTTTTTCATGGGTTACAATCCATTTGATTTCATCAGCATAACGTTGTTTTTTCAGTAATTGTTTCTCTTCCTCTGTATATTTAAGAATTATACAGTCTATATCAAGCTTTGCCAGCAATCCCTTATTCATTAAGTTCTTTGTGTGAATAAATTGAACTGCTGGGCCTAGAATACCTTCTATGCTCAATCTGTGGGCCTGTGTTTGTTGGAGTGTACCTGTAGTACCTATTCTAAACCATGCTTTAGAAAGCTTTTGACCAATAAAGTTAATTGATTCTGCCTTGGCCTGGTGACACTCATCAAAGAATATTGCATCAAATTGGTCAAACCAAACTTTTGGAAGTTTGTATATTGATTGCCAAGTTGAAATTACTATTTGTTTATTTGTTTCTTTTTCTTGTCCTGCAGAGATTTTGTGTATGTATTTTTTGCAAGACCACGACTTATCTTGAGAAGAATAATCAAAAAAATCGGCCTCCATCTGATTGACGAGGCCAACGGTCGGTACTAGAATCAATATTTTCCGGTCTGTATTTAAAACCTTTTGCAGATATCGAACCAAGACGTATATAATAAGACTTTTTCCTGAGCCGGTCGGTGATATGATAACCGAACGATGATTGTTCAATGCATGCAAGGTAGCCTGTTTCTGGTGGGAGTGCATTTCCACTGGTTTCTTGCGAACGGAAACCTTCAATGATTCGTAGAAATGCGCAAGTTGTTCCTCGGTAGCACATAGAGGATTTTTGCTTTCTTTTATATTTAGTGAGTATCCACGATCTGTACAAAACTTTTCTAGGTATGTTTTTAGACCACGTGGAAGTGTGGAAGATAAAATATCATACAATCTAATTTTACCATCCCATAGCCTACGTTTAAACATAGGCATATATTGTGCCCCTGGCACCATGAACGAGAAATAATCTCTCAGTTCTTGTTTGAGTCCTTTTTCTGTTTTTACATAATAACGGACTTCATCAATAGATTCAACATCAATATCCACATAATATTTAGACTATGCCATTCATCATTTTTTGCCAGTCTATGGCGGACTTGATTGTAAAATTTCTATTGTTCAAAGCCTTCAAAAACTCTTCAACCATTTTTACTTTTACTTCTTGTACAACAATTTTTGATTTAAGTTTGATGAGATTTTCATCGCCTTCAAGAAACTTTTCAACATCTGTTTTCAAAATATCAAGATCAAATGGTTCTTCTTTCCAAGACTCCAGTTCTTCTTGCGAGGCTTTACCTGTATAAATTTTCCATTTACGCAATCTTTGAATGGCATATTCATTCTGATATTTTGTCAGAAGTAATTTAAAATCAGAAAGGAGATTTAGATACTTTCCGTGTATCTGTGGAATTCTAATGGCCTCACTACCTAGTTCTGTAGAGTCTACTTGAGAGTCTTTTGTTATATGATTCTTTAGTTCTTCAAGATCCATTTGGCTAATGTACTTTGGGTTCTCAAAAAGTCAACTAAATATCTTGACAATAGAATAATTAAAAGTATATTGATTGTGAGGTTATATGATTATAGATCTTCGTGAAATTCCTGTTGTGTGGATTAATCTTGATAAAGATACAGGTAATGCCGAAAAAATGATAAATCAGTTTAACGAATATGGTTTTAAAAACCACATTCGTTTTTCTGGTTTGACCCCAGATAAAATAGAACCATCCCCCCCAAGTAATTGGTATGGGTTTGGCTGCGGTATGTCTCATGTAAAAATTTTAGAAACATATAATGATATACCTCTTTTAATTTTAGAGGATGATGCTAAAATAACTAAAGATTTTAATCCAATATTAGAAGTTCCAAATGATATAGATTCTGTTTACGTTGGAACATCATCTGGGAATCCATATTATATGACAAAAAATTATAATGATACTTTTTTCCGTATAGGTAATGTATTAAGTACACACGCAGTTTTGTATCTTTCTGAAAAATTTAAAAAGGCGGTTGCCGAAGTTACAAAATTATTTGTTTACCAATATCAAAAACCTGTTGATATTGGTGTGGCGAGTATATTACAACATTTTAAAGTTTTGGCTCCAAAGAAACCATATTTTGTTCAAGCCGATGAACGTAATAGCAATAATAAATGGGAATTTATTACTGCTAGGCCATTAGAAAATAAAAATAGCATGTTCCCAGATGAGTTTATAAAAATATGATTACAGTTCGTTGTCCTGTTCGAATTTCTTTAGTTGGTGGATCTAGTGATTTGGATGCTTATATCGATAAGCACAAAAAAGGATCTGTCATATCTTTTACCCCAACAATATACACTTACGTTTCTTTGTATAAAGATTTATTAGGTCGTAACAGTTTAGATCAAAAATACATAGTAAATTATTCATCAAGAGAAGAAGTAAATTCTATTCAAGAAATAAAAAACGATTTAGTAAAATTATTTTTTGAAAAAGAGCGTGTACATCCGTGCTCAGTTCATATGACAAGTGATGTTTTTTCTCATGGCTCTGGATTGGCTGTTTCTTCTTCATATTCTTGTTCTCTTATAAAAGCTATATCACTTTTACGTGAACAAAATATTTCTGATATTGAGTGCGCAGCCAAGGCTCATTTTTTAGAAAAACTTATAAATCCATTATTGGGACAACAAGATATATTTGGTTGTGCTATCGGCGGATTCAAAAAAATAGAATTTACGTCAAGTGGTTTACCAAAGTATACATTTTTACCAACATCATTTTTTGATTATTACACGCCATATTTATTTTTTACTGGTATTACTAGAAATTCTACTTCTGTATTAAAAAGCGTAAGTGTTCCAGAAATAGATACATTCAATCCATTGGTAGACGAATCTGAAGACATGTTATTAAATGGAAAATTTGATAAATTTTTAAAACTTATCAAAGATGGCTGGGAAGAAAAGAAAAGAACATCAAAGAATGTTTTAGAAGATGAAAGCCTAAAAGAAATAGATAACTACCTATCATCTTTAAATGGATGTATTGCGCATAAATTGTGTGGAGCCGGAAATGGTGGTTTTTTCTTATGTTTCTTTGATAAGAATTATTCGGGAATAAATCAAAAATTTGTAAAAGTTAATTTAAGTCATAGAGGAGTAGAACAAGTTTTATGAATAAATTTATATCACAAATCAACAGTGCATTGCAAAATTTAAATACTACTCATTTGGATTATTTAAAAAAGGTTGTGATCGGGAATAGTTCAGAAATTATAATTTTAGGTAATGGTGGAAGCAATGCAATATCTGCTCACATGGCAGAAGATTATACGAAAGCATTAAAGAAAAAATCAATTGCATTTACAGATGGTGCTAGGCTTACCTGTTATGCAAATGACTATGGATACGAGAATGCGTTTTCTCAATATCTTTCAGAATTTTCTACAACAAATAGTTTGGTAATTTTAATCAGTTCATCTGGTAATTCTAAAAATATTTTAAATTGTGCCAAATATTGTTTTGAAAATAATATAGAGTATATTATTCTTACTGGTTTTGATGCAAATAATTCTTTAAGAAATACATATTCTGAACATGCTTTATTAGATTTTTGGGTCGATTCTACTGATTATGGTGTGGTAGAATGTGTTCATGAAATTATTTTACATTCAGTTATATGATAAATAAAAAAATATATTGCTTTGATTTAGATGAAACTCTTTGCACAAAGGCAATTGATGGCAATTATGCCACTGCTAAACCTTTAACGCGTGCAATTAACAAAGTTAATGAATTATATTCTGCCGGAAATAAGATTTTAATTTTTACTGGTAGAGGATCAAGTTCTGGGATAGATTGGACCGAACTTACAAAAAAACAGTTAAAAGAATGGAATTTAAAATATCATGAACTTATCATGAATAAAAAACCAACATACGATATAGTTGTTGATGATAAAGCAATAAATGCTGTAGACTGGAGAAAAAATAATTGTGGAATTTATGGAGTGGTGGCAGGAGCATTTGATTTAATACATCCAGGATATTGTCGTTTGTTTAAGTTTTGCAAAGAGCACTGTGATCATTTAACAGTATTACTGCATGATAATCCATCATCTGAAAGAAATAAAATGAAGCCTATTCACTCTTTACAGGAAAGAATAGAAATTCTTTATTCAATAAAATATATTGATTCTGTTATTTCTTACGAAAGTGAATCAGATCTTGCAGTATTTTTAGAAGTTGGAAATTACGATGTAAGATTTTTGGGAGATGATTATAAAAATAAACATTATACCGCCGATTATCTTCCAATAAAGATTATATATACTGATAGAGATCATGGTTATTCGACCACGGATTTGAAGAAAAAAATTAGTGAATCATATTTGGAGTTTATAAAATGAAAATATTGGTGACAGGTGGGTGTGGATTTATTGGAAGTCATTTAGTAGATGCTTTGGTGAATTTGCAACATGAAGTTATTGTTGTCGATGATTGCTCTGCCAATAATGAAAATTTTTATTACAATGATAAAGCTACTTATCATAAATTTAGCATTTGTGATGGAAAGCTCTTGAAAGAAATATCCCGAGGTTGTAATTTTTGTTTTCACCTTGCAGCAGAATCTCGTCTCCAAAATGCTATAGAAAATCCAACAAGAGCAGTTGACGTAAACGTGGGAGGAACATTAAATGTTCTTGAAGCGTGCAAAGAAAATAAAATTGAAGGTTTAGTTTTTTCTTCTACCTCTTCTATATACGGTCTCACAGAAGAATTGCCAACCACAGAAGAGATAAGAGATGATTGTTTAAACCCATATGCTTCAACAAAATATTGTGGAGAATTATTATTAAAAAACTATAATTTATTGTATGGGATTA